CGGGTAAATTTTACTTAGGCAGAGGCGATGGCACTGGCACAGATGTTCGTTACCACTACATAGAAGCAAATAATTCTACGACAGACTCAAGCAACTATCTATCGTTTAACGTCCATACAGGCGCAACGACTACAAGCACCGCTGAAGTTTTACGACTGCAAGGGAATGGTCGCGTCGGCATAAATAAGCCCTCGCCATCTTGCCGCACTCATATCTGCGAAAGCACTTTAAGCGGTTTTACGACAGACAGCAACACGGTCTTAGCTGTTGAAAGAAACAGCACATCACTTCTTGAGATCGCAGGGACGGATTCAGGCATTCTGTTTAGCGATGCAAGCGCATGGGGAGGGCGCATATTCTACACGCACTCCAGTGATCAGATGTCGTTCGCTACGGGGCAACTCAACCGAATGTATTTGAATAGCACGGGGCTGGGCCTCAATACGGCATCGCCATTGGCACTTATACACGCTTCGCAGGGTGGCAGTTACCCAACAATGACAGCGAACACCCACGCCATTGTTGGTAATACGAGTTCTGGTTCTGCAATAAGCCGTGTGGCAATTATGGCGGGTGCTACTACGGGATTTTCAGTTTTAGATTTTGGTGACACAGACGCATCAAACTCTGGTGGTATAACGTATTCCCATCAGTATGATCGCTTAAATTTATGTGCGGGAGCAGGTGCTACAAGGGCATCTATTGACAGCGATGGGTTGAAATTTGGGACAGACACTGCCGCCGCCAATGCGTTGGATGACTACGAGGAAGGTACACATGTTGTTACTATAGGCACAAGTACCTCTGGAGCTTTGGGTTTAAATTCTGGTCGCAACACAATACAATATACAAAGGTCGGTGACTTAGTATTGATTCAGGGTTTCATTGAAGTCAACTCTGCCACTGCTGGTGTTGGTTATGTGACGCTTTCAATGCCATTTGTTAATAACAACCAAACTCAATTCAGCGGCATTACAGTCGGCCAATGCATAGTAGCCAGTGGTAGTAATCCGTTAAACTGCGACCAATACACATTATATATGGCTCACGGTCAACAATCTTTATACATCTACGCTACAGATGGAGGACTCTTGCAGGCGGATGCGGCAGAGAATATAACAACCGCAGGTGGCGCAGATATTTTTATAAACTTCACATATAGGACAACGTAAAATGGCATTAACAGAGCGAGCAGACGAAGACAAGATAGAAATCGTAGGACCGTATAAAATAATACAAGTCCGAACGGCCACCGTTGTAGAGCGCGATGGCGTGGAATTAACTCGCGCATTTGAGCGCAAAGCACTCGCACCAGACGCAGACGTAAGCGGTGAGAGCGTGGACGTACAAGCAATTGCAAACGTGATCTGGACACAAGAAATCAAAGATGCGTATGCCGCTCATGTAGCCGCATCACAACCGAACGGAGAATAACTAATGGCTTACGTACATGATTTCACTATTACTAATCGCATACGTGTTGCGCCAAGTAAAGCGATTGGCGATGACAGCGTACAAGTAAATGTCATCGAAGCGGTGGTCTGTATAGCTAAATGCACGGATGATGAAACAAATGAAGTTGCAAGCACAGATCCGTGGGTAACGATTGATATTAGCGAACTGACGGCAAGTGACTTTGTGGCGTTTGACGATCTTACGGGATTGCCTACACGCGCTAAAACACAGCTTGAAGCGTGGGGTGAGGAGCAGAAGAGCGTTCTGGAAGCTCAGTTAGCGGCAAGGGCTGTAGCCAGTAAAGAGAAAGCCGCACCGTGGTCTGGTGGTTCTAACAGTGAATGAGGATAAAACATCAATGCCAAACAATTCTGATTTCGTGATGAGGTTCCATGACCCGCAGGCGAAGGATTCTGAGACACAGGATGAAATCGGGCGGTTGAAGATGAACGATTACGGAGAATTGACATTTTTGGGTGACGCGGATGCCTCTGCTAAAGCGTTTTTTAATATCATCGTTTCATGTAACAGTTTGGCAATCAAACGGTATAGGCGCGCATTAGAGCGTATTTCATGCACTTCTACTGACGGGATATCAAGAGAAATCGCAAAAGGTGAACTGTAAAAAAGGGTTTAAACAATGCGTTATTTGCCACCGGAGCGAATAGCGTCAGTTACAGAGCTACGAGATAGCTATCGCGAGGCATTGAAAGAAATAAAAACTCTTCGTCAAGCTGCTCGAAATGAACGTTATGCAAGTCAAGAGAATCGGAAAGAAGCGTTAGAGGGGCGTAAAACCGTTAAGAAGTTAAATAAAGATATTGTAACTTTAACGAAAAAAGAGCAAGCCGCAGAAGAAGCCTCTAAATGCGGTTACTGGAGCGGAGGTGCAACAGTATGTGTCACAATGCTGTATGAGGCATGGCGAATCGTAGGGTTTCCCGGAGGCCGTGAATGGGCGGCATGGTGGGAACACGAAGCACTATACGGTGCTATATGTTTTATTACTACAATGACATTTGCGTCGTTTCACAAAGCATTTCACGGAAAATAAAGGGTTAAAAATGAGCGATCAAAACAAAAAACCAAACGACACTGAAAAACTCATAAGCGAAATAGAATTAGCTTTGCAAGAGCGTGCGCAATTTTTAGTTGCAAACGACCCACAATGTTGTCAACTGCAAGGTGCTCTGGACTACGCAAAGGGCAACTACAAGCTCAAGGAAGATAAAGGTGCGTAAATGGCTATAGAATACCGTGGAGAGCGTTTCGCAGGGTATAGCAAACCGAAACGGACACCCAAGCACAAAAGTAAAAGCCATGCCGTGCTAATTAAAGAAAACGGTAAGGATCGATTAATAAGATTTGGTTCGCAGGGCGTAAAAGGTTCGCCACCCAAAAAAAACGAAAGCGAATCATACAGGGCGAGACGATTGGCTTGGAAAAAACGCCACGCAAAAAATATAGCGCGAGGAAAAACAAGTGCCGCTTATTGGGCATCTAAGGTTAAATGGAGTTGAAAATGAAGATAAAAAATTATGCAGAAAAGCTAAAAAACAGGTCAACAAAAGAATTGAAAAAAGCGGTCATATCATTTATAGCAAGTAAAGTCATTGCGCGTGTACTAATAATACTTATAATCACGGTGCTGACCGCTCTTGGCGTATCAACAGAACTGATAGAAACAATAACAAACACTGTTTCATCTATTTTCTAAGGATTAAAAAAATGGGCAAAGGAAAAGCATACGGCAGTATGACTACAAAAAAGAAAAAGAAAGAAAAACCTAAAAAGAAAAAAGGGAAGAAGTGAAATAACGGGGAGCAGTCATTTGCTCCCCGTTATCATTTTTGGTCACCTTTGATATAGAACGACCTCTTTGAACTTATATTTTAAAACCTTTTTAAAGTTATAACGTGCGTAACGTTCGTGCATCAAATCTAACGGAGCGAATGAATATCTGTTATTGATGTCTCTGGGATAAACAGTTTTTTCTTTGTTCCTAAAATGTTTGTATGCGCTTGTTATTAGAATGTTTTTTGCATTCGTTTGCGTGATTTGTTCTAAAAACGTATCTACTTCTTGGTCACTCCAGTGCTGTAGCACGTCTTTGATCAATATTAAATCAACATCGGTGTATTCCCGTATGCTATTTATATCATATATATCACGACAAACGAAACGCACGTTTGGCCTTCTGTAGTTTTCATTAGCCATTATCACTGAATCGACTACGTCTATCCCAGTGTAAAATATACCATCGAAATTGATATACTGACTAAATTGCCAATCGCCGCAACCGATATCGGTTATGCTCGTAATGTTATTCGTTCTGAAAAAATCGTGCAAAAAAGCAACATACTGTTTGTTGTATTTTAGTGAGCTACCCGCGCCCGAACCATTACCCCATATTTGCTTTTGATATATTTCTGTAAACTTATCTTGCATTTGCCTGCTCCAGTTTATTGGCTACGTTCAACATCCTTGTGGCCCTTTGCCGTAAATGCGCGATAGTTTTAGCTGTTTCTTGGCCCGTATGATCATAATAATATCCACGGCTACCCGAGCAAATAGGAAACCCCGACTCTCGCAATAACGAAACCGCACCTCTGACCGTTGCCCCATTGACAAACAGGCGTTTTTCAATGCTATATGATTTTATTGGCCTCGTAACGCCATAATCTTTTATTATTTCCAAAATAACAGCGGCATACTCGCCTGCTTTCGTATCTGGCATATCTTCAAAATTCGTAAGGTTCATTTTTTATTCTCCGTGAAGTGTGGTGGCGGGCAGGGT